GTCCTGATACGGCTTGAGATCGAGATCGCGCGGGACCCTGGTCAGGGTTTCGTCCCCGATCCGTTTGACGAATTTGCGCATGAAGCGGTCATAGGCCTGCCAGGTCACTCCCGACGCCCGCACCGCGGCCTGTTCGGCGCGGGTCGCAATCTGGTGCGCATGCAGGTAGCGCAAGCCGAGCTGGTCGATCAGGGCCTTTTCGACCGCCTCATGCAGAATGAGAAAACGATCGGTCTTGATCCGGCGGCCCCGAAAGGTGAACCACCGCGGCATATGCCGATCGATGTAGATGGTCCTGCCGTTGCGGCTGTACCCGGCGAGATACGGGATGTCGTGCCGCCGGTCGAGCTTCTTGATCTGGCGAACCACGGCGTCGAGCGCGCGATCCATCATGAAGCTCGACACATACCATTCAGGCACCCGCAGCTTTGCTGGGCCGGCACGTTTCGCGGGCATCGGCTTGTCCTTCAAAGGGGAGAGCGTGACAACGGCGCGAAGCAGCCGTAAGGTCGTGGCATGACACAAGCACAGGCAATCGCAGCAGTGGCCATGGCCCTAGCAGGCCTCATCGCAGGTCTGGCCTCGTTCGAACTCTGGACGATGCGCAAGGCCAACAAGACGGCCACGGTCCCTGCCCGGGACATCATGCTCCTGGATGAGATCGAGTTTGAGTTCGAGTACGCCACCCGGGACGAGTCGGACTGGGACCACCAGGCGTACGTCATGTACCTCGAAGAGGTCTGATCATGCCAGTCTACGTGCACGCCCCGCTCCCCGGCCCGTTCACGGTTTCGAAGCGAATCGGTGGCAAGCGCAAGCGCAAGCCCGCGGCCGGTAACCCGATCCTCGGTGTGGCCCTGGCCGTTCTCCTCTTCCCGCTCTTCATCTCGCTCGTGGTCTGGTGGCTGGTGCTGGCCGTGTCCCTTGTTCTCGGGACGACCTTCACCGCGGTCGCTATCTTGCTCGCCCCGCTCCCGGGTCGGGTCCGTAGGTTCGAACTAGCCCGCCGCCCGTTCAAGGCCCCGGTCATGATGTGGCGAGGCCTTCTCCAGGCTTGCCGAAAGGTGGGCTTGTTATGACCGCGACACTGGACCCGTACGAGATCTCGGCTCGGATAGAGAGGCTGGAGAAGCCCGCGCTCCGAGCGGTCTATGTCCTCAGCTGGTCCGAGGATGGCGAACCCCATGGCCGGGCGTTCACCTCCAAGGCCTGCCTCAAGATGGCTGTTCGTGAACTCCAAGTCAACCGCTGGGTCGCGTACACGATTCACCACCTGGTGGTGGAGGCATGAACACGCTGTGGAACATCTGGACCACGATCGCCCGGTGGCGGTTCGAGGCGAGTACTCGGGTGATGAAGGCCCGTGAGATTGCCGAACTCGAAAAGAGGTCAAACCGATGAGCGTGCTCACCGTGATCGGCATCATTCTCTGGGCCCTGGTCATCGCCGGAACGGCGTACTGTGCGTCCCTGAGCCACCAGCTTCGCGTGAACCGTAAGAACGAAGCCCAGGCTCAGGCGAGGTACGAGAACAGCCTGGCTTACTTCCACGACCGGATCGTGGCCAAAGAGACCCAGAACATTGACCGTGACGCGGCCCGGGTCCTGTATGGAGACAAGCCGTGAACACGGCCTGTGATGAACACTGCGCGGATTGCCCGTTTTCGTGCCACGCGGAAGCTGAGGAGCCGACCGATGTCGAGTGAAGTTGAGTTTGATGGGGATTCGGCCCTAGAGATTGTCCTGAAAGACTTTGCGTTGAGGACCGGGCAGGATTTTGCTTTGGTCCTTTCCCCCGAGAGCGATGACGTGTGGACAGCTAAGATCATTCCCGTTTCTGAAATCCCAACGACCGTAGTGGGCAAGGCAGCGGGAAATGAACTTCTTAAAATATCGGATCGGGCTATCCGCCGTGGCTTGGAATGGTACGCCCAGGCCGAGGCCGATATCGCTGCGGACAAGGCGCTCGAAGAGCGGATCCGAGCCGGACTCGGTGCTGACGAGGATGAAGACGAATAAAGCTTACCGGAAGCCCTAGACCGCAGGCCCTTACCGGGTGTGTGGTCTAGAGGCATGTCGCTAGGAGGTTGCCATGGTTACTCTGGTACTTGCCCCCGTCCTAGGAGGTGGTCCTATCTAGTGGCCGTCTCAAAACTGGAATTCGGTCGTGGCCACGACCTGTTCGATTATTGGGCTAGTGGCCCAGGGAGGGCGCGGTGGATTGCCTCGCCCACGCCCTGGACCACGCTCCGTAATCTCCTGGTCAAGGCCGGGGTCCCTGCTCGCGAAGCCCCCGGGCTCGCAACGAACATCATGCAGTCCACGCCCGAGGGTCGCGCAGCGTTTAAGCTCCATCACTCCAAGTAAAGAGGCTCCCAGGTGGACGTTCACACGATCGTGCTCACGAACGGCCGTGGTGCGTGCCTGGCCCGGATGATGGAGTCGTACGAGACCTATGTCGGGACCCCGTCCGGGACTATTGTGGACGACTCCGGTGATTCTAATTACCGAGAGTATCTAGAACGTGACTATCCGGGTTGGAGGATCGCCCCCGTAGCTGACGAGGCCTGCGGCTATTCCGCAGCCATGCAGAAAGTGTGGTCGATCGCGGCCGAGCACGAATACGTGTTCCTTATCGAAGATGATTTCGTGTTTCAGCGCGCGGTCTCGCCCGGTCTTCTGGCAGAAATCCTGGACAAGAATCCACACCTGTTCCAATTTGTATTGGTTCGCCAACCCTGGTTCCCACACGAGGTCGCGGCCGGGTCTTTACTGGCCTCGATCGAGGGCATGGGCTTCCCGTTGAACCTCACTGGGACTAACGGGAACTCGTACCTCACCCATCTCCGTGGGTGGTCCACCAATCCAACCGTGTTCCGAGGCTCTGATTGGGTCCGTGACCGCCCCTGGCCGGAGGGGGAGGGATCAGAGTACCGGTTCGGTCTCAATCTGGTACAGGATGAACCCGGGCGTCTATTTGCCTACTGGGGGGACGGGTCCGAATACGTGGAACACATCGGCCAACGTACAGGATTCGGACATTGACCGCCGCGATCTGCATCCCGTGGAGACCCTCGGCTAAGCGAGAGCCGCTTTTGAGCGCCCTGATGGACAAGCTCTTGGGCTACACCGTGTACTTCGCGGATTCCGACCCGGGCGAGTTCTCACGGGCTCAGGCAGCGAACAAAGCGGTGGCTCAGGCATTGGCCGAAGGCCATGACGTAGTAGTGGTCAACGATGCCGACACGATCTCGACTCCGTCTTCTCTTCGTAACGCGATTGACCGGACGCGACTCGATGGCAGGCCCCGGCTTCCGTATGACAAGTACGTGCTCATGGACCAACCCCAGACTGAATCGTACCTGAAGTCACCTGTTTGGTCAAATCTGCCCGATGAGCCCGAGTACGTGGGGTCGGTATCGGGTGTTCTCGTGTTTCGTTCGGATTCGTGGCTTGACATTGGTGGCTTCGATGAGCGATATCGCGGTTGGGGCCACGAAGACAACGATATGGCAGCTCGGGCCGGGTTCGATCGGGTCCCCGGCCGCGTGTGGTCGCTGTATCACCAGCCAGATGATCGTTCAGTCTCGGATCCACGTAATCTCAGGATTTATCGGGAAACCTACGGTCTGACGTGACCACTCACTGGAATCGGGAAAAGCGCGAAGACCGGTTGTACTTTTCTCCGGCCGAGCGCCGGGCCGTTCTTCGTCGTGACCGATTCAAATGCTATTTGTGCGGCAATAAAGCGACTGAGGTTGATCACGTGGTCCCGGCCGCCGAAGGCGGACAGCATACGCCCGAAAATGCGGCCGCGATTTGCTCAGGGTGCCACACAGTCAAGACGAGGAACGAAGCCCGGCGCGGTTACGCGCGACGCCAAGCCAAACTCAAGCTTCCGACAGACCCACACCCGTTCGATTTTACGTAGGAGGTCAAGATGGCCGGGTCCCCCATTAAACGCGCCGACGAGAGAATGGGTAAGCCCCGATCCGCCGCCGACGCGCCTTCAAACATCGATAAGCTCGAATTCTCTGCGGAGCTCACATATCCAGAGCCGGATTTTGAATGGCACCCCATCGCGCTGTACGCGTGGGAAGCCTATAAGAAGTCCCCGGGCTCGATTTACTACTCCGAAACAGATATCGCGTTCGGATGGCTCACATGCGAGGCAATCCACGTAGCAGCCCGAGACGGTTCGGCCATGAAAATGTCTGCGGCCGACTCTATGATGCGTGCCGCCTTGTTCAATGAGGCAGATCGTCGCAAAGCTCGGATCGAGTACACGCGTAAGCCCGTTGAGCCGAACCCGGAAGCGGACGCGAACATCGAAGAGTTCAGAAAGAGGCGCGCCGCCCGGTCCGCTACCTAGGCCCAGGAGGCCCACGTGCCCGCTAAGCGCATTCGCCCGGACGCCCCGGGCCCGAAGAGGACACTGGGCGACCAAGTTCTTGAGTGGGCTATGGCGAACCTCGTTCATGCGGTCACAGGCAAGCCCTGGGTCCCGATCCCGGAGCATGAGCACTTCATCCTGTCGTGGTACTCGATAGACGAGAACGGCGATTGGACGTATTCAAAGGGGTACATGCGTCGGGCTCGTGGTACGGCCAAGTCACCTCTCGCGGCCATACTTACGGCCATCGAGCTGTGTGGCCCCTGTCGTTTTGGGGGCTGGGACTCAGATGGATACCCGGTCGCGGTACCCGAACCAGCCCCGGAGTGCCAGATCATGGCTACGTCGGTGGCCCAGACACGCCCGATCTTCGCGATCGTGGCGAACTCCTTCTCGCCCGCGGCTGTAGCCGAGTACGGGCTGGAGTTCGGGAAGGAAATGATCACTAAGTCGGCGAGCCCCAGAGGGCGCCTGGACGTGGTCCCTAACCACGCTCGGGCACTGCGAGGCTTCCGGCCCACGTTCGTGGCCGTAGACGAGACCTCAGAGCTCGTAAGCGGCAACGGCGGACACGAGTCCATCACTCGTATCGACGGTAACCTAGACAAGAACCCGGGGGGGCGCGCACGCAGGCTGGACCTGTCTAACGCGTACGTCCCGGGTGAAGACTCGGTTGCCGAACGAGTAACCGTTGCATGGGGAAAGCAAGTCCAGCAATGGGGCTTCTCGCACACGCTCCTTGACTCACTCGAAGCCGACCCGAGCTTGAAGCTTACGGACCCGGATGAGCTCAGGGAAGCGATTAAGCAAGCGTCCGGTGATGCCACCTGGCTGAACATTGAACGCTTGGTTCGAACCGCGCAGGATCCGGATAAAGCTGTATCCCATTTCCGGCGCGAGCATCTCAATCAGATTACATCCGAAGAAGACTCGCTCATCTCCGCACAAGCTTACGATCGGCGCTCGACAGCGTCCCCGCTTAAGCCCGCTGAAGATGTGATCCTCGGATTTGACGGATCGTTGTCGGGGGACGGGACGGCGCTGGTCGCTTATCGTTGCTCGGATCGGTCCTTTCACTTACTCCACTACCAAGAACCGGATCCGCTGGAGCCGGATTGGCGCGTGGACGAAGAAGCGGTTGACGATGCGTTCCGGGCCGCCATGGACAAATACAACGTCCTGGCCGCGGGTTGTGACGTACACCCTTTCGAAAGTTGGGTCCTCGCCTGGAATCGAGATTTCGGCGAGAAGATGAAAGTAGCTGCGTCTACGTCTGGCCCCTTGATCCGGGACAACCGGGCCGCGCGCAGAGATCTTACTCTGGGTTGTGAGTCGCTGGTCGGCGAGATCAACTCGGAGAAGATCGGATTTGCTGAGAATTCTGTTCAGATGAGACAACACTGGCTTAACGCCAAGAAGGCCGAGAATCGCTACGGTATCAGTTTCCGTAAGGAAACCAAGAACAGTGTTCGCCGAGTCGATATTGTGGCCGCGTCTCTCATGGCTTATTTGCTTTCTCAGAAACTCGATGCCCTGGCGTTAGAAGCGCCGGTTAACCGAAGAGGTTCCGCTATGTCCTGGTGACACGGCCGAAAGGAAACAACCGTGTCATTCGAGGAACTCGAACGCTTCATCCCTATGAACGAGGCGAAATCCCGCCTGTACTCCTTGTACTTCCGGGCTAAGCAGACCCCCCGAAATACCAGCGTTATGGCCCCGCCTGAATATAAATTTGCGTATTTCACGAGCGTGGCTTTTTGCAGGCTCGGGTGCCAAGTTCTCTCCGAACGTATCGAGCTGGACTCGGTCACTGCGGAGAACGACCAGGACACTGAGTACCTCCGGGAAACTCTCATCGCTAACGGTGGTGTAGACATGATGTCCCAAGCCCACATGGCCGCGATGGAGTATGGCCGCGCTTATCTGGTACCAACCGGGGGCGATCGAGCGGACGGGCTAGCTGTTATCCAAGTTGTCACTGGTCGAGACATGGTTCACGCGGTCGACCCGTACACCAACGAGGTCACCGAAGCTCTCAGGGTTTACGGAGCGCGTAGGGAGAACCGAGCGTATTACTCCAAGGCCGGGATCCAGTATCGAGTCCCTGCGGGTAACGGCACGTGGGCTCAGGATCCGGAAGCGACCGATATCGAGTCCAGCGACGGGACAGTGCCTGTTTTCCCCTTGATGTGCCGGGACGAAATTGGCAGGCCGTGGGGAAGGCCGGAAGCTAAAGATGTGTTCAAGCTCCAGGACGCAGCTTGCCGCGTGGCTACAGACATGTCCGTGACTTCCGGGACCATGGCAACGCCAAGGACCATTTTGTTCGGAGTCGAGAAAGAGGACTTTGGCGAGCATGACCCCGAGGGCAACGTCATTGAAGGCACGGTCCCGACCGGTGAGGAGCTCTATACCGCCAAGCTCCTCACAGTCTCGGACGCGTCGGCAAAGCTAGCGGAGGCCTCGGCAGCTCAGCTCCAGAACTTCTCAACGGCGCTGAACTCAATTACGCGACAGGCTGCGGCCCAGATGGGCGTGTCTCAATCCGTGTTTGGTGTGGCTTCGGACGCTAACCCAGCATCGGGCGATTCTATGCGCCAGGATGATTCCCGCCAGGTCCGGCGCGCGGAACAGCTCACACGCGGATTCGAGCCTGCCTGGAAAGGCATGTTCGAATACATCCTTGTGGGTAATGGCAAGGCCAAGCAAAAGGTCACTCTTCGCTGGGTAGACCCTGCTTTGCCGAACCTGTCATCTCGTGCCGCAGCTATTTTCCAGCTTGCGGCCGTGGTTGTTAACGGCAAGCCGTTGTACGACTGGGAGTGGATGCACCAGCTTCTGGGCGATTCTCAGGAAGACATCGATGCGGCAAAGATACGGCAAGAGTCCGAGGACATTAACACGCTTCTGAATCAACCCCCGCCCCCGGCTCAAGTTCCGCCCGTGACAGCACCCCCGATCAATGGCTAATTCCCCAGCCTTGCGCAAGGCTAAAGAAACCATGTACTCGAACCTGGTCGACCACACAATCAAGGCGGTAGCGAAGTACCTAGGCCTCACCGTGACCGAGAGCGTTCTCGCTGCTCTGTTCAAGGCCACCAAGCCGCTCGTGGATCAGGGTCGAAAGAAAGCCCAGGCCATCGCGTTCCAGGACTACCTCCAGTTCATCGCGAAGGTAGACCCGATCCCAAAAATCCCGCTGAATAGGTTCACAGACGAACTTTGGCGAGGTTCGTTGGCCAAGGTTGCTCCTGTGGGCGAGCTCCTGTCCAATGACGTGGCTACGGAGATCGGCCTTCGGGCGGATCTGTGGGCCAGGGACGCTGAGTGGGGGCAGCGCGTAGCGTCTGCCAAGTCCGACAGTCGAATCGGCCGAGTAGCCCGGGTGGACTTTGAACCACCCACGTGCGCGTTCTGTACCCTACTGAACTCGCGCGGTCCGGTGTATGTCTCGGCCGAATCAGGGTCCCGAACACTCCACGTAGGCGATACGTGCGTGATGGTGTTCGTGGCCCCGGACTCGACTGACTATCCCGGGTCGAATCACACGGCGCAGGCTGAGTCACTGTACAAGGACGCGGCAAAGCGCGCGAAGTCGGGAACCCCCGAGGACATTCTTCGCGAGCTGAATAAGTCCGGGTCTAGCCAGCACCCAGTGGGTCGAGTCAAGAAGGCCGCGCAGGAGTCCGCCGCTAACGCGTCTGCCTCCAAGCTAGCTCAAGCCAAAGAACGTGTCCGTAAGATGGAAGTGTTCGTACCCAAATCCGATTCTGCCAAGGCCGCGAAAGAACGCGAACTCACCAAGAATCGTCGTATTGTCCAAGCTCTCAGTCCGGGAGGACCCCAAACATGACCGCGAATACCTCGCTTGAAGGCTTCCCGCCCGAAGCAATCGAGTATATTTCCGAACTCCGCAAAGAAGCGGCCTCGTACCGCGTGGAGCGAAACGAGTTCAAGGCTAAGTTTGAGAGCGCGGGCGATACCCTGGCCGAGGCGAACAAGCACGTGTCCGAGTTTAACACGCTCCGGGACTCGCACGAGAAGGCTCTTGCGGATGCGAATACGGCCAATGAGAAGTATCAGCGGCTCTCGGTCGCGGCTAAGTTCGGTATTCCGGATGAGGCTGACCGATTGAAGGGCACGACTCCCGAAGAGCTGGAAGCGGACGCGCAAGCGCTCGCGGCTAAGTTCGGGACCAAGACTCCCGCTCTCGCGCGGGATGCGGCGGCCGGTGCTGAGAAGCCGGGCGCTCCCGCAGCGGACCCTATATCGGAAGCATTCCGGGCTAAGGGCTTGCTGCTGTAAAGGGCTGGATGCCCCGTTTGTTCAGACCCCTTTACTAAAGGAGAGCCTCAATGGCTACGCCAGATCCAAACCTGATTAATACTACTGACTTCTTCATCGATCCGACTACGGTCACGGTTGACCTTTCCGACTCGCGCAAGTACTCGTTTGTCCAGAGCCTTGGGACCCAGGTCCAGTTCGGCTACGCTGGTGGACGGTACCTGAACCTGGGTGACATCGAGGGCGGCTTCGTTGGGGCTGAGGGTGGCGCCAAGCCGGTCGCTAACCCGGCCACCTCCGCAGGTTCGATCGCGGTTCGCGAGTGGGCAGTTGTTGTCCCGATTCCGAAGCGCCTCCTGGATGCAAACCCCCAGGCGGCCGTTTCCCTGATTCGGGCCAAGCTCCCCGAGGCCTTTGCTCGCGGTTTTGACAACCTCGCGACCACGGGTGCGGGTGTCAGCGGCCAGTCGAACCTCAGCCAGGTCACCAACACGGTTTCGCTTGGTACCGCGACCCAGGCCCAGGGCGGTATCTGGAAAGACTTCAACTCTGGTCTCCGGATCCTGGCCCAGAGCCACAAGCGCCTCTCTGGCACGGTCCTCGATTACATCATCGAGCCCGCCGTGAACGAGGCTGTTGACACCACGGGCCGCCCGCTGTTTGTGGACTCCCCGGTTGGCCCGGACACTAACTCGGTTGACCGTAGCGGTCGTCTGCTTGGCCGTCCGGCTTCGTTCGTGGACAGCATCCAGTCCGGTGCTGGCGCGACCGGTACCGTTGGCTACATGGGTGACTGGTCGCGTCTTCTGTGGGGCACAGTTGGTGGCATCCAGTACATGGTGTCAACCGAAGGTACCTACAACGACGGGACCACGGTTCACTCTGCGGTTCAGGAGAACCTTGTGCTGTTCCGTGCGGAGGCCCTGATCGGCATCCAGGTTGCGGACACTGACGCGTTCGTGCGTCTGCTCAACGGCACTCTGCCGCCGACCAGCTAATCTGACCCGGAAGGCTTGATCTCGTGACAAACCTGGTGTTGCCTTCCGGATCTCAGATCGGTATCGGGCAAGAAGGCGCGTACCACTTCCTTTATAACGGTGCGCGCCTTCTGGACCCGGCTCCTAAACAAAAGCTGGTCAAAGTTCCGACCAACCGCAAGGTCAAGGTTCTAGCCGTGGTTCACGGCTGGATGCCGTATCTCGCCGCAGGCTCGGAACGAATGCTACAACACATGCTCGCGGCTCTGCCCAAGATCGAGTACGAGATCGAAATCCTATCCCGTGGCTCTGCGGACACCCGATACGAGGCTACCCCATACGAGTACGAGGGCATGCTCGTGACCACGGGGTTCACCCCCCAGTTTGAACCCGACTTGATTATTACCCATCACGGGCCGTCAGCACGAGTTGTGTCCTTGCTCCGTGAAGATTACCCGGGCGTGCCCGTGGTCGCGGTATTCCACAATGAGCGGCTTGATATCCCGGACATTCTCGCGCTGAACGCTGACCTGAACGTGTTCAACACGAAGTGGGTTAAGAAGGCTATCGGCCGGAATGGGCTTGTGGTCCACCCCCCGCTTGAGTATGAGCGCCATCACGTGGACGAGACCGGTGACGTAGTCACCCTGATCAATCTCCAGGAAAACAAGGGTGTGGCCACGTTCCATCGCTTGGCTGAGAGAATGCCTGAGGTCAACTTCTTGGGTGTGATCGGGTCTCACGGTGAGCAAGAACCGAAACCCGGTCCAAACCTCACCGTGAACCCTGGTACCCAAGATATGCGTGAGGTTTGGTCCCAGACCAAGGTGCTTCTGGCCCCGTCCGAGTACGAGTCTTTTGGCATGGTCGCGGCCGAGGCATGCGCATCGGGTATCCCCGTGATCGCACACCCAACACCTGGTTTGGTCGAATGCCTCGGGTTTGCCGGGATCTTCGTTGACCGCGAGGACACAGATACATACGAACGCACGCTCAGGCTCCTCCTTACGGACCGGCAGACCTACGAAGAGCATTCGGCCATGGCTACAGAGCGAGGCCACCAGATCGTCGCTCAGACCCAGACCGAGCTTGCCCGGTTCGTGAGAGAAGTGCGGAAGTTGGTGAGGTAATGGTCGAGGTTTACGCCAACAGGTGGGGGCCGCAAGGGATTAACTACGCGGACGGACGCTCGGTCGGTGTCGCGTCCGTTCTCGTTCGCCGATCCCCGGATAACACGCTCGCTGCTTTGTACACGGACCGGATCCGATCTGCCCAGATCTCCAACCCGATGCTCACGGACGCAACTGGCAACCTAACCTTTTTCGCGGACCCGGGCGAGTACACCTGCACGGTACACGGTTTTACGTTCATCGTCTCTATCCCAGATAACCCGGACGAGCCCGAATCGGGTGGCGGGGGCGGCCCTACTCAGTACGTGTACACGCAATCGGTCCCCCTTGCTACGTGGATTATCAACCACGACCTGGGCAGGAAGACCCACTGCACTATTTTTGATCCGTTCGGGGTCGAAGTGGAAACCGATGTTCAAGCAGGCTCACTGTTCCAGACGACGGTGATCTTCCCCAGCCCTGCCACGGGCTCCGCAGTTATTTCGTGAAGGGCACGTTATGGCCAGGAAATTCCTCACAGGTGTGGACCTCAATAACCAGAGGGCCCAGGCCGTAGCAGACCCCACCTCCGCTACCGACGCTGCTAACAAGCAGTACGTGGACGCTCTCGTTGCTGGTCTTCGCTGGAAGACCGCAGTGCGAGCAGCGTCCACTACGAACGGGACTCTAGCGTCCGCGTTCGTAAACGGTTCGACTCTTGACGGAGTTGTTCTGGCGACAGGCGATCGAATCCTGCTCAAAGACCAGACCGCTCAGACTGAGAACGGTGTTTATACCGTCAACGCGTCTGGAGCTCCGACACGGGCCCTGGACTCCGATTCACCCGCTGAGCTCGACAACGCCACGGTATTCGTGGTCTCGGGCACGGTAAACAACGATCGCGCGTATACCCAGACCACTCCGAGTCCGACCATCGGTTCGAGCAACATCGTCTGGTCGCAGTTCGGTGGCGGCACAGCTTATACCGCAGACAACAACGGTGTCGAGCTGGTCGGAACGGTCTTCTCCTTGAAGATCGACGGCACGAGCCTTTCCGAGACCTCAAGCGGTGTCCGAATCGCTTCGGCAGCGGCCGGGGCAGGCCTAATCGAATCCTCGGGTATCCTCGCCGTAGGTGCGGGGACCGGGATCACGGTCAACGCGAACGATATCGCGGTTGATCCTACAGTGGTTACGACTACCCCGAGCACCGTGGTTCGTAAGTACTCGGTCCTGATCGGCAACGGGTCGTTGACTTCGATCCCGGTAACGCATTCACTCGGAACCGCAGACGTTACGTACTCTATCCGCGACGCGGGATCGAACGAGTTCGTGGAGTGTGACGTGGTGTCAACCTCGACTACGGTTCTCACGCTTACCTTCGCAACCGCGCCCACCTCTAACCAGTACAAGGTCACGGTGCATGGCTGATGGGGCTCCAGTACAAGGGGGTTGTTTCTAACCCAGACGGTATTGCTACCAAGCTTTACGTTGACAAGTATGCCCCTGTGTGCTCCCGAACAAGTACCAACACGGGAAACGATGGATCGTCCAGCACGGGCACGGTAGCAACCACCTTCGCGCGCACGGGGCGCACGTTGCATCGTGTGCTCACAGGGGCTAACGCGCTACGGTTCGAGTACCTCAATTGGTATACCCAGCCAAACGGGTCCCCGGGTGAGGTAAACAACCCGAACGCGGTTACTTACCGCGCTTCGATCGAATACCCCGCAGGCAGGTGGCGGCAGATTTCGGGCTCTACCACTTGGTCCTCCGCAACCGCTTACGCCGCGCTCGAACAGGTGGTGTATTCGGGAAACTCGTACGTGGCCTTGAAGGCAACCACGATCGCGACTGTCCCAACGTCAGCTCTCGGTACGGAATGGCAACTTGTTACGCGTTACACGGTGTCTTTCGAGGGGCAAGACGTGGATCGACGCGTGACGGTCGTTGCCGGAGGCAGCGCTACATCACTACCCGTGCTGCTGAATGTCAAAGAGGGCAACTGGTTAGCGGTCACGACTACGGTGGTCACGAACAACGCGGCGAACAGTTTTTCGGGGGATATCCATGGCTCGCTGGCGTATGACTTTGCTCAGGACTACCCGAGCTCTGCTCCGACAGTAACCACGGTCGATCTGGTCGATAAGAATGTGACCACTGAGACTAACGCTGCGGCAAGTACTCGTATCCCGTACCCCTCGGTTATCTGGGGGAACACCCGAGACTACACCTACATAGGCCTGGCAGGTGACTCACTTGGTTACGGGTACGGGGACACGTTTGAGGACTCTGAGCTCAAAGGTTTCTTCGTCCGCGCGATGGATGCAGAGAACCGGCTTTACCGAAAGGTAGCCATCGGTGCGGACCAGATGCAATTTTGGGCTGGTGGGAATGCGGAGAAGCGCATTCAGCTGCTCGAAAAGGCCGATGCGATCCTGTGCCATCTCGGCGCGAACGACATCACGGGTGGCCGGACGTTGGCCCAGTTGCAGGCCAACGCGATTGAAGTGTGGGGCTTGCTGGGCAGGTCTGGTTCGCGAGTATGGCAGACTACGCAACGCCCGAAGTCCGCGAGTACGGACGCATGGGCAACGAAGGCAAACCAGACGCCCACCTCACCAGCTTACGCAGTCGGTGGAGTGCGCGATACGTGGAACGCATGGCTACGCGGCGGCGCCTCGACAGTAATTCAGGGCAAGACCTTGACTGCTGGGCAATCTGGCCACCCGCTTACCGGCGTGGCTGATATTTCATACGCACTGGAAGACCAAGCCGACCAATTCTATTACCGGTCCCCGGGGTACACTACTGACGGCACACACCCCACGTTATTGGGACACACCGATTTTGGCACGGCCTTACGAGCTTATGTCACTCGAATGTTACGACCAGTCCCGACTACGGCGTTGGAAACAACGTCATCCGATCGTAAGTGGGGGTTGGGCGCGGGCGGGCAATACGCGTACATGTTCCGTAACAACGAGATCATGAGCCCAGCCCCAGCGTGGGCATGCACGAAAACCCAAACCCTGGATGCAACAAAAAAAGGGTTGTTTGTGATGATGGGGTATAGTGAAGAATCGGTTGTATTGACCGGCATTCAAACGTTGTACTCTAACATTCCCTCAGCTGCTACGAAGATCGCGGCGTATGCCGGTAGCGGCTTCAACATGAACAAGATCGATTCCGATCGAACGATCGCCGCGCAGAACGGGTATCAACGACTGGCGTTCTCTATACCCCAGCGGGTAAGGGGTTTCATTGGTGTCTACTTCTTTGTGGACACGGCAACGGTCACCCCACCCACCCTACTGGCTACTCCAGTTTCGGACTCATTCACGCTAACCACACCATCATACGCAAACTTCACGGCGTTGACCCCACAAAGCTTGGCTCGGGTGGTATCTATCCCGAACACCCCGCTTACGTCGTTGCCCGCGTCAGTTGATATTACCCTAGGTGGCGGTGTCTGGATCTTGGCTACTCAAATCCCGTTCGTTACGTTCTACTAAGGGAAGTGATCTAGATGGTGTTCATACCAAATCCACCAGGTGCCACGATCGCGACCCCCGCTGACGTAGCGGCCCGGGTTGGTCGGCCCCTCACCGCGTTTGAGACGACCCGGGTACAGGCCTTCCTAGACGATGTCGAGGTCGAGATCCAGCGCCTGGCTGCTGACCGGCTCACGGACCCTCAGTGGGTTGCGGCCGTGAAGTCGGTCGAGTGCTCGGTAGTGATCCGGGCCGCACGCTTGCCCGACTCTCTCTCGACTGTGGTTCCGGCCACTGAGGGAGCCGGGTTCGCGTCCGCACCCGCGGTTCAGGGCGCGGTTTACCTCAGGCGTGAAGAGCGCCGACGCCTGGGCTTGCCCCTCACAGGCGCGGTTTCGATGGCACCTAAGCCCACGGTCTATGTCGATCCCAACGGTGGGGGCTGGTACCCGTCCGACTCTAATGGGCTGTACGACGACTGTGACAGGAGCTGGTAATGGAGAACATCCAGCTAAGCTCTCGTCTTGAGAAAATCATCGCGAGCTCGAACGAGGTTGAGGGCCTTCTCGGTGATGAAGCGTTCCAGATCGCGGGTCGCGCACGCGCCAACCTGGCACCACATCGGAAACACAGTGATCACAGGATTACCCAGACCAAGGGTAAGATCGACCACTTCGTGAACCTGGAAGGCCCTGCCGCGCTCTCGGTAGAAGAAGGCCACTTCTCGAACTCGAATTCCGAGATCGTGTACGTGGAAGGCCTCCACGTTCTTCGGGACGCGATTGGTCCGGCGATCTAATGACCGCTAACCAGATTGATGTCATCACCCTGCTCACCCAGATTCTGACAGACAACGGGTATACCGATGTCGAGTCCGATTACTTGACTGCGGATGCGCTTTCGTCATCGTGCTATGTATGGCTCTCGGAACAGCCGGGGACCACGCCTCATGTTAAGTATTCGGACAGGCCTTCTGTGGGCGTGGCCGTTTACTCCAAGGAGGGACCCACGGCCTCGCGTCGGCACGCGTTCGATATCCAAGCTCTTCTCGCGGATTCGATCGGAGTTCCATACGCGGCCGGGGGGCTTCACCGAGTGTTCACCGACATCAAACCATACCGGTTCGACATCCCGGGTCAACCTTACGGTGTGGCGCGGACGTATGCACAGTACTCGTTCATTCTCTCGGACCTGGGGACCAAATGGTCATGACGGCCGATTCGTTTATCTCTTAAATAGAAAGGCTCCATCATGCCATTGCCAGGACTAGTCGACTCGGGCTACTTCATCACTAGCCGGACCGTCGCGTACACCGCACCCGTAGACACCGCCGCACCCGCAGCCACACTCGCAGGCCTCGACACCCCCGGTTCTCCGTGGCTGATTCTGGGCCACATCGGGGATGAGACCGCGAGCGGTAACGCGACCTTTACCCGCGATGGTGGGGACTCGACCACTAAGGGGTCGATCACCAAGAAAGCCATCCGGACCCTGGTCGACCCGGTCAACTCCGGTATCGACATTGACATCAGCCAGTGGACCCGCTCCGCTCTTGGCCTCTACCACGGTGGGGCCGGAGGCACCACGCCCGGGACGTTCTCGGTCGAGGGCGCTACTGACGGTACTGCTACCTCGACCGCGCTCCTTATTGTCTGGGAGGATGGTCTGAACCGGGTCGCTCTGTACGCACCCAACGTCTCCTGGACGGGTCGGGACAACATCAGCACCGACTCGATCGCGGACGCGGTCCTGATCCCGCTTCACGCGGGGTTCCTGGACTCGAACACGCTCACCGGTCCGAGCTCCAAGCCGCTCCGGTACTCGTGGTTGAGCCCGACCCTACTCGCACTGAGCTGATTCAAGGATAATACCGTATCCTTAAACAGGAGCCCGGTCTATTCAAGGATAAGTAACTAGCCCGTTGACCGCTGAGGTCCGGGTAATCGATCGCGATCGACAGCCGGAGTCGTGGACCGGCCCTTAACTTGACTACTTGCCTAGCCCAGGCAAGTAGGTATTAGAGGCAACAAACAGGAGTCATGATGACCGCCCTTTCCCAGTTCCGGACCCAGTCCACCGAGAAATACCCGGGAACCCCGATCACGTTCGATGATGGTGTCACGGTGAACCTCAAGTCGATCATGGACCTGGACGACCAGGAGCTCAAGGACTTCACCGCGTCCCAGAAGCGCCTGACGGCGCTCGATGCGTCCGAGGATGTGGCCGAGCTCAAGAACGAGTTTGTGACCACGCTCGCGGGCTTGTCTTCGGACAAGGCTAAGACCGCTAAGGAGCTGGATAAGGAAGCGCTGGGGGTTTTGACCGAGATCTTCAAGGAGTACTCGGCTAGCGCGCAGGATGCGGCCAAAAGCCAGGATGATTCTTGATCTCCTAGAAAAGTACGAGAGTCCGCTTACTGCGGACTTCCGTAGGTTCTACTCGCTCCGGCTCACGGATGCGGCTCTGACCATGGACTCGGATGAGTTTATTGATCTCGCTCATTGGCTTCCATCAGAGTCCGCGTTTGTGGTCGCGTCCCAATGTAACGGTGATCTTCGTCAAGCACGAGGGATTCTCGGCTGGTCGCAGACAGACGATCTTCTGGTCGGTCTTCTGAACCTAGTCCAGCACCAAACGTACGTGATCGCGGTCGTAGCCGGTGATAAGCGGGCTAAGCCCCCGAAAGCTATTGAAAACCCACGGAGCCTGGCGCCCCCAAAGCACAGAGCTGGAGGCGATGCCTCGGCATTCGCCCGGGCCTTGCTCGCGCAACAGAAGGGGTAGGCAATGGCTATCGTTGGGGTCGCTTCCGTCCGGGTTCGTCCCGACCTAACCGAGTTCCGCAAAGAGCTCACCGCGGAACTGAAGTCTATCAAGTCCTCGCTGGATATCGCGGTACACGCGGACACCAAACTAGCCAAGGCCGAGATCGACGCCTTTGTCAAGAAGGAGTCTGGCAAGGTCATCAATCAGCGGGTGGACGTTGATACGTCGGGGTTCGATAACGCCTCGGCCTCTTTGGGTCGCCTGGCGGCGTCCACCCGTGGGTTTGCTGTGGCCTCGGTAGCGTTCACCGTGGTCCAAACCGCGCTCCAGGCTATCGTTCCTCTACTGATCGCGGCTCTCGGATCGTTGCTCTTGATCCCGGGCGCGGTCGCGGTAATGGGCCTAGCCTTCGCCACAGCCAAGCTGGGCGCAGACGGGATCAAGAAGGCCTTTGAGGGCCTCAAACCTACGCTGGACAAGCTCAAGGGCCAGGTGTCGGGCGTGTTCCAGTCCGCGCTCATCCCTGCAGTGAACAACCTCAAGGTCTTGATCCCCCAGCTCACCCCTGGATTCAAGGCACTAGCCTTGGCTATGTCCGCGGTAGCTGTTCAGTTCACGACCATGCTCAAGTCCACGGCCAACGTAACCATTCTGAAGAGTTTGCTCGACTCTACCAGGGTTGTTATCCTGAATGTGGGGTCGGCCCTAGCCCCTATCGCACAGGCTTTTCTCACGATCGCGGGTGTGGCCGCAGGCGCGCTCCGGGACCTTACTTCGGGCTTCTCCGGAGCCGCCACCCAGTTCGCCAAGTTCATCACCGCATCCGCTAACTCAGGGCAGCTCTTGTCTTGGATCCAGGGCGGGCTAGACGCTTTGCGTACCTTGGGTCAGATCGCGGTCCAGGCCGGAGCGATTGTCGCGGCCGTGTTCAACGGCTTGTCCCAAGGTGCTGGTGATCTTGGGGGCGCCCTTCTCCCGGTCCTCAAGGCTATTAACACGGCCTTGTCGGGCGGCGCAGGCGCCGCGGCCCTACAAGCCCTCGGTCACGCCTTCTCTGAGGTTGGGAAGGCCATTGGCACCGAGCTTCTCTCGGTTCTGAAGGTAGCCCTGCCGATCATCACGCAGGTACTCACCTTTATCGGCGATCACGCGACCTTGGTAGTGAGTGTGGCTACCGCAGTGTTTGTCATGGCCAAGGCTTTCGGTATTGCTTCCGCAGCCATGAAGGCCTGGACCGTCATCGCGGCTATCTTCAATATCACCATGAGCGCAGGCCCGATTGGTCTTGTGGTCTTGGCTGTGGGCGCGCTGGTGGCCGCAGCTGTTCTGATCATTGCCAACTGGGGCCCGATCTCCGCGTTCTTTGTTAAGATCGGCCAGGCAATTGCAGGTGCGTTCCACGCGGCCATCGACTGGGTCGTAGGCACGTACCAGACCGTAGCCTCGGCCGTGACTGGGTTCTTCACCGCCGTGGTGAACTTCTTCAAGTCGTGGGCTGGTGGAATGGCTGCGGCCTTCCACCTCGCGATTGACTGGGTAACGGGCGCGTACCAAGCTGTGGCCTCGGCCATCACGGGGGCGTTCTCCGCAGTGGGCTCGTTCTTCGCCTCGATCGGGAACGCGATCGCTACCGCGTTCCAGGCTGCGGTATCGTTCATCGCTGGACTCCCGGCCAAGATCGGTAACTTCCTAGTGGCCCTCCCTCAGATGCTCCTGGACGGGTTCGTGTTCGTAGTGAACGCGGTTATCCAGGGACTGGAGTGGGTCATCGCGGAGTTCATCGCGTTCCCGTTCCAGGTCATCCAGGTGGTCAGCAAGCTGATCGGTCTCTTGGTATCTTGGGCTCAGAACACAGGCGTGAAGGTGCTGCTCGCTATCGTGACTTGGATAAACCAGGTTATAGCCTTCTTCATAGCGCTGCCCGGGAATATCATCACCGCGGTTGCTAACTTCGGGGCTATGCTCGGGACCTGGATTGTAGGCGTTGCTACGGGCTTCATCGCGAACGTGGTGTTGTTCGTGTCTCAGGTAGTGGCCTTCTTCGTTGCCCTCCCTGGGCAGATTCTCACAGGTATCGCTAACTTCGGCCAGATGCTTCTTGATTGGCTGACCGTGGTCTCGGATACAGTGAACAACGCGGTGCACGATTTCCTCGCAGGGGTCGTGTCCTTCTTCGTTGCTCTCCCAGGTAACATCATCAACGGGATCACTAACTTCGCCCAGATGATTTGGGACTGGATGAAGAACGCGGCCGATAGGTTGATTGGGGCTTTGCCCGGGATCATTTCCGGGGTCCTGAACTTCTTCCGGGATCTCCCTGGGAACATTCTCAGTGCTCTAGGCAACGCAGGTTCGTGGCTCCTGAACATCGGTAAGGACATCGTCCGTGGCCTGTGGGAGGGAATCCAGAACGCTGCCAGCTGGCTGTGGGACAAGATCACGGGCTTCGTGGGTGGGATCGTGGACAAGTTCAAGGGCTTGCTCGATATCTTCTCCCCGTCCCGGGTGTTCCGCGATGAAGTCGGTAAGTATATCGCACAGGGTGTTGGTGTCGGAATCGAGGACAACGCTCCGTTCGTGTACAAGAAGATCGATGCACTGGCCTCGGGAATGATGGACAGAATGTCCGGGGTTACGGTCGGAGCCGACGTAGCAGGCCAATTCAACTCAGCGATTACCGCTTCGGGCGCGCTGAGCTTCACGCCCACGCCAGTGGTTGTTAACGTGTCTACGAACCCGGAAGGGATCAAGGACTTTATCAACGTCCAGGTGGACAGCAACAACCGTCAGATTGTTCGTGGGGCCAAGGCCGGAATCGGAGGGACAACGACGTGACTGTAACAGCAACGTACAACTCCGACATCGGTCGAGTTCAGATATCCTTCACCGGGTTTTCCGCAGTGGTGGATTCCGCTAAGATCGAACGATCAATCGATGGTATTAACTGGTCCGTGATCCGAGGTGGCGACGTAGTCGCCGTCACCTCGGGCGCGGGTGCGATCGATGACTTTGAGTTTGTCCCGGGGGTGGTCAACACCTACCGTGTATCTGGTGTTGATACGGCCCTGCCCTCTTTCAACTCTGTGGGTGTAGCCTCGACCGGGAACAATATATCGCTCTCGCCTGCGGACCCCTCAGGGCTCGTGGACGGAGACCTCAAGCTCATCATCGCGTCCCACCCAACCCCACAACCCCAACCTTCCCGGAACTTGCAGTCCCTCGCACACTCCGAGTCTAATCTCAATCCATCACTCAAACTCTCCTCAAAATCCTGATCCAGACCTCCATTCAGCCCAAAGATCAAGTTCACCCCAAAGCATCCAAACCACCAAACCAAGATCTTGGCCCCTCACCCCATCCAGCAGTGGCAACAACATGCCACTTTGCCCTCCCCAAAAAGACCCATCCAAATAATCCGTGCCATGTTGCGGCTATTGAACCTTGAATATAGCGTTCGTGCTGGTGAAA